GGCAGGGTTGCCTGGAGAGAACACAAAGGGAAGGGGGTACGCTGTCGGTGCCAGCCGACGACCAGTCTAATGATTACTCGCTGGTCAGAGTTGGTGTCGCAAAGCAGAAGGGTAAACTTCGCGTCGTTACGATGCAGTCTGCTTATGTAAAGCGTGTCCTGACACCTGTTCACCGGGCGATCTACGATTTTATTTCGTCTTTCGGGTGGTGTGTCAGAGGGGACGTGACTACCGGGGATTTCAGGGCGGTTGCACAATTTGCGGGCGTTTCGGGCGAGAAGATCATTAGTGGCGACTATACCGCAGCCACAGATAACATATATCTTCCCGCTGTTCGTGCCGTGGTGGAGGTGCTATCTGAGGATCCGAGGTTGACTGCGGAGGAGAAGGCTGTTCTCGTGGGGTCGTTTGAGAACCTGAGGTGGACTGATAGGCTAGGACATGAGGCGCACCCGATTCGTCGGGGGAGTATGATGGGAAACTTGATCTCGTTTCCAGTACTCTGCCTCTTGAATAAATCCTGCCATGATATCGCCGCCAATAAGGTATATGGCCCTACACAAAGAACGGGAAGGTTTAACGGCGATGACTGCCTCTTTGCGGGAAAGACTGAGATGTACGACGCGTGGAGAGAGACCACGCGATGTTTCGGTTTCGAAGTAAATGAGGAAAAGACGGAGTTTGAGCACGACTGGGCCGATTTGAACAGTCAGTGCTTTGACGTAAAAAGAAATAACTTCGTTTCAAAGAATGTTTTGTCGTTTCTCCGACCTAAGGACAATTCTCCCGGTGAGCGGTTGACGAGTATCCTCCAGGGGATCGATGGTCTTCGTTGGGATGTCCAGCTTTGGCTGGTTAATGTACATGCCCGACACATCGTGAACCTGAAAGGCTATTCACCGAGTGGACTGCCCTCGAAATGGGTAAACGTGTTGAGGAAAAGAGCGTGGTTCCGGAGGGCTATACTGATGGAGAGACGGGTTGTGATCAAGACCCGTTTCGAGAAGAGCTCCATACCGACAAGGAAGGACCGACGATGGATGAGGCCGGAAGGCTGCCAGGGTGCCCCCGGAAGGGATATCCATTCATCGCGCGGGAGGTATAAAAGGGTCCAGCCCGAACTGAGGGAGTTGCCGACCGTTATCGGCCCACCCCCCTTGCCTGAACACATGTGGGCGATTGATAAGCTCTGTTTTGATATAGAGCGTGCCCATAGGGATGCGTGGCGAGGGGTTAGGGTCGAAGCAGGCGAACCTGAGGTTGATAGGCGGCTGACTCGACAATTGGAGAAGGAAGCCCGTAAGGAGAGCTCGGCTTGTGCCCCGAGGTGGCTTGGTTGGAAGATAAGGTGGGGCTACCGCTATCCGAAGATGGTATGGGATGCCTTGGATCTGATGGGTGGCTCTCTTCTTGCGACTGATGAAATGACTGTCGCGGAGAGTTACCTGGATAGTCCAAGGTTGAGTTTACAATACTCATACCTGATTATGCGGACCCCTAACTTCTACCCGCCCCCCTTGGTCGACTTCGCATTCGATCCTACCTCCTGCCTCTTCAGGGCAATAGGTTAGACGATTGTAGGCCGCAAAACCAAGTAGTTAGCGAGCAAAATGGGAGGGATAACAAAGGAAAACCGGAGGAAGACCGGAACTTGAGTTTGGGGGACATACGGGAGGTACATGGCTCTACTCTGATTGCAACAAAGTTTCAGAGACAGAGAAGTATCGATCATGAAAAACCGTACTAACTGTGGAGCAGAACTATGTCCGAGATACGTCGAAGACTATAGGAAATGATGGGCCGGCTAGAGAGTGGTCGGCGTTCAAGTGGGCTGTTCGATTGACAGTACGCAAGACGGCGCATGGAAGCTAAGGGTGACTATCCTAATACCAAGTTACACCAACTTTAGGTTGGGAGGCAGGCACTTCGGTGTCGGGGCGTGGGCTCCCACGCAGCCGTAAAGGAGTACTTGGATAGGGATTGAGCTCTCGCGCTAACCCACCATCAGGAACTATAGAGGGAGGCGTATCTGAGACTGCATGCTATGAAGCAGTTCCCGGAGACGCAACAAACGTAAGGAAAGGTTAACCGAAGGGCAGTACTTTGCCCGTCCATGAGAAACCATTGTCTTGCGTAGCTAGCTACTGACAAGAGTATCCCGTCGTAGGACGGATGCAAGGG